GCATAAATTCACAGGATAAAATATATTAAATAATGGACAACCAATCAACTAGAGGAAGATATTCTTTAACAATCCGTTCTGGACCTAATCGTAGGGTATCAAATGTTGTGACTCGCAATTTGGGTAATTATGAGCAACAAGCTTTCACAAATTGGGCAGAAGAGATGGAAGCTGAAGATGAAATATCTAGATTGAGAGAAGATTTGAACATTGAAGAAGATGCTGTTGATGAGGCTGATCAAGAAGAACAACAAGCAGTCAATGAATTAGTCGATGAATCAGATGAGGAGATTGACATACCCGATATCTTATTAGATAATGAAACTGTTGAGTGTTGTACTTCTATGCATAATTTCAATATAACAAATCTTGCTGGCTTTGGATCCTGCAGATCTCAATTTAAAGGGAAATTCCCTGATTTGGATTGTCTGCATAACTTATCTAGTGTTGGTGATAAGATATTGCAATATTTGAACACTTTAACCAACTTACCAGCTAATGTTGGTTATGTTGTCAAACAGATTGCCAAACACAGACATGATTTCTTTGCCTATTTTCTAATGAATTATGCTTTGAATATAAACAGTCCTTATGGTACAGATATGGAATTCAAGTCTATTGTAAGCAATAGAACTCCTGATTATGTCAAAGAGGATTTAGAAGAAAAGAAAGTCATAATAATTGAATTCTCCGTTGTAGGTAATATGTTGAGAGGTAATTTTTTGAAAGGTGTCGATGAATACACTTCCAAATACAAAAATGAAATAAATCAATATAGAGCAAAAGGATTTGAAGTTGTTTATAAACCATTGTTATTGTCTACTAGTTCAACATTGCAAGAGAATCTGGATTATTTGAAGGTTAGAAATGTTGTTGTAACAGACGAATTATCTACTCATATAGATCAGATTAGATTAAGCATACGTCAAGAACTTCAATATTTGATCACGTATTCATTCGATGACACTTGTAATGTTAGACAGTCTCATGGATATTCACAGGAGATTGACTCCAATAATGGTTGGTATTATTTATCTGTCAACGGTAATAAATCCAAATTTTTGTCAGCTTATCAAGTTTTGTTATCTACTACTTTTCAAAATTTGCCTTATAGATTTGTACTGACTAAATATCCTAGAATTCTTCAAGTCGACTCAGGTCCAGATTTACTTAATGGCAGGGAGTTTAAGAAATTGCAGGGAGATCAAATAGGATTCTTTATGAAATATAGGGATAGTTTTAAAGGTAAGCAATCTTTTTTTATTCAGGGTTACCGCAAACCAACTTCAACTAACATAGATATTCTAAAACATGGGTCTGCCTATGAATATACACAAGAAGACTTGTGTTCAACTTTTAAAACAGCTGTGAAATATCAAGACTCAATCCCACTTAAAACAGTTCAAGATATGGTGCAAAATCTTTGGTCTATGCCAAATGGGTCTTTGGTTACAAAAAATTCTCGAGACTCAGTAGTGATTGCTTTGGAAAATTATCGTAAAGGATTGAATAAATGGCAAAATGTTCAGAACAATATATTGCCTCCTATCTTGAATGATCCTCGCAGATCTTTCTCAAATTTGCTGGACTCAAGAAATATTTATGATGTATCTTACAAACAAGGTATTGTTATAAAATATCCTAATTATTTGGCCGTAAGTATGTCTGCCAAACTACTATTATCAAAAAAAGATAAGCCTATTTTTGAGAATGATGATATAGAAGTCGATCCAGATTTAGCTGATGGATACAAAAAAGCCACCAGTGACATATTTGCTTATATCAAATCCTTATCACTCGACACAAATCAATCTTTTAAAAGGCTTAAAACTCAGATGACTCTTGAACAACAGACACAATTCAATAAATTAAATGATTCTCTAAAAGTATCCCAGACTAAATACACAAAAATAAGAAAGTCAAATAGAACTGGTATCATTAGACTAACTCCTGATGATAGGGAAATGATTAAAAAAGATATGAGTTGGAAAGCTAAAACAGGTTATAAATTGTATATGGGTCAATTACAAGATTTGACAAATTTGTCCAATTTGGTCTTTTCTTCTACTAATGGAATAAATTTCAACTTTAATGTTCCCCAAAGTGTTGATATTGAGATATTTAAAAAAATAAAAAAACTGGCTCAAGACAAACTCAACGTTTACATTTCGGAGGTGAAGTCAACAAAGATATTTGATTTATTGGTGTTTCATTCACGCCTTTGTTATACTTTGTTTGCTGCTTCAAATCAAAACTTCTCAAATAATTACATAAAGTATGATAACTTGGGGTTAACAGATGTTTGTTTGATGATCAAAGGAGGTAAGAAGATAACCAGCACAAGATCCAGTAAAATATTCAAATTAATTTATCCAGCATTAAAAGAAGTTGAAGATTGGAATAAGAAACAATGTTTTTACTTTAAAGATCAAGCTTATGAAGAAACACCTTGGATGACTTTGCACCAAAATGAAATCCTTGATGGTATGGCATTACCTTATAAATATTTATTAAATTATATTTCTACTAGATTAAAGTACTCTAAGACAGTGACTCAAGATGTGTTATTTATTCCCACTATGTTGTCATTACATAATAGAAGAAAAACCGAGCAAAAAATGCACAATTTAAGGTATTTAATTGTTAATTGCATGGGGAAATTCAGCCAAGTTGGTGACATGTTGAAAGAATTCATGGCACCAACCTATAGTCCCTTTGATCATGCTTTATATTATGGGTTGGCAGAAAATTACATAAAATATTATGATTCTGTCAATGAGTGGGTTAAATTAGGAAGCAATGATGCAATAACATTTAAAAATTGCAAAGTCAATCACCCAATCTTTCCTAGATATATTCACAATATAGATGACTTATCTTGCATTATTTATTCAACATATATGATGACTAAAGGTGGTTATCAGCAATCATTGGAACAAACTGTCAATCTTCAGTCTATAATGGAAACACATGAAACCTGGTTGAAAACTGACAAACAAAAAGTTGTTTTACCACCAGATGTCAATAATGAATTGCTTTATGACAATGACTTCAGCTTTTCACCGGATTTATCTTATGCTGTTGGTAAAATGCTTTCTGCTGAGATGATCAAAGCACATGCAGTCAATCATTTACATATAAATTACAAAAGAATATTGTCTGAACCTGTTGATTCATTTGCTAATAATAGAGGTCTGAGGCATCAAGGTAAAGATTTCTTTGGTCATAAAGGCTATTTTGTTGTTTACAAACAACTACTGGATGACAATTTGCCTAAAATTCTAGATATAATAAATGATAACACTAAAGATCATCCGACTAAATATAAAGAACTAAAGATGTTCAATAAAACCTTTAGTACCCAGCAACAGACAACTAAATTAGATAAAGTGGTCTTTCATGTTGTTGACAAAATGCAACGAGCAGGGAGTCGTGAAATTTATGTTATGGATTATAATACTAAATTATATCAAAATCCTATTGAAAAAATGTTTAAGCTCATCTGTAAATTTACTGAAAATGAGATTATATCTATCCCTTCCTCTAGAAGGACTCAATTGATCCACAAAAAGAATTTTGAGTACAAAAATGATAAATATCAAACTTACTTCTTAACTTATGATTGTAGGAAATGGGCTCCTAGAAGCAATACCGATAAATATTTACATATGCTTGATGGAATGAGAGAAGTACTCCCTGATGATTTCATTGAAGATGTCAAATTTTACTTTAGCAAGCATCAACAGAAAGAGATTAAGACTAGGATACCCATCTATGAACAATTAAACAAAAAAACACAGAATAGATATCAACACTTATTTACAATAAATGAGGAAGAGCAATCAGCATCATTTGTTATGCCCTATAGTTTTGTTATGGGAATTTTTAACATGTTAAGCAGTTTGTTTCATTCAGGTGCTCAATTGCTTATATCAAAATATGTATCGGAATTTGCTCATTCAGAAAATTACTTTGCAGAATTGAATATGTTAGCACATTCTGATGATAGTGGAGGTAGCTTATCGCTGATTGCCACAGACCCAGATATTAAAGCAGCAAAATGTTTAAGTTTCTATCAACATGCTCAAAAAGCATTAAATCATTTAATGTCTACAAAAAAATGCAACACTTCTCAAAATTATTTTGAATTGCTATCCACTCTCTACATGAATGATGAACTGCTACCTTTATTACCTAAATTTCTATCTAATTTCACAAGCAATTTCACAGGATTGGGAATATCTGCTGATTTTAAACAGATAATTTCAAAATCAATAGAACTACAAACTAATGGAAGTACAGGTGAGGAGGCTTACATGTGTCAACTTATTATGAGTAATTTTTATAGATCATTTTATAGATTGGATCATGACACCACTTTACCTGCTTTAGGAGGTACAGCGGACTCTTGGCCAACCCTATATTTAGCTTTTGGATCAATAATTGATGAAATTAGGGTAAGTATGATTAATCCGGATTTATATATGAGATTTATGTCTTTTGCTATGAAACATTTAGATTTTGAGTTGACTGATGGAACAGTTAATCTTAAGATGCAAAGAATGATTAGAATTCCTGCAGCTTACAAGAATTGGAAATCATCAGTAAAACTCCCTGAGTTTATGGATAATCAATGGTTTTTCTCTCAAAACAAAACAAGACATAGTATGTTGAATCTATTGTGGTTTAGGGCTCAATTAGATAGTCCTAATTTTGCAATTTCTCTGTTGAATATCAATGAAATTAGGAGGGCATATGACTCTTTATATGCTGCTTCAGGCTCACATATTTTAGGTAAGACAACAACTTTCACCATTAATGAGATCTATTTGCAAATCATGAAATTTGAGCCAAAAATAACACAGTACTATCAATTCTTTAAACAAATACATGCTACTGCAATTAATTTTTATGATGACATGTCGGTTATTGATCAAGTAGATGTAACCCAAAGAGCTGTCTTTTCATACAAACCTTGCCAATTGAATATGACAAGCTATCAAGACATGCCAATAACTATGTATAATTCTATGGATTTAGCTGTTCAAATTTGCAGACCTGAATTGTCTCCTTATCTATACAAGCAAACAAGCTATGGTCCTGAGATAGAAACTATGAAACAGTATTTAATCAATTTGGATATACCATTAGAATTGAAATATGTCAAATCCTTCTTGGATTTTGTGACTAAATTTCAGACTTTCACAACACATTTCTATATGCGTAGCACTAGTACTCGTAGAGTTTATAATGGCATAGTTGGAATATTAGATGTTATTGCAAATAGCTATAGTTCACAGGGTAATTTAGAAATTGATCATAGAGTTCTAAGACATCAAGCAAAAACCGATTTAGAATTCAATGAAGAAGTGACAGACAGAGTTTTAGCTGCTTATCTTTATAAATTTTGTAAAGATACGAGACAAGATGAACTTAGTTATATTCCTGTTAAAATAGGAGATAAACATTATTCTTTGAGATCAGTTCCTGAAACCCCTTGGATTGGTGTTGGTTCAAGTGAACTGAATTTCATAAATTTAATAGGTGAATTCGAAGGTAAAAAAATATCCTTATCACATTATGGTTGCTGGGCATTCTGGTCTGATAGGCAAGTAAAAATAGCAGGCAAGTGGGTAGGCGAAGGCATATTAACAGTGAAACTTAGCGGTTTTATATTGCAAATGCATGTTAAACATCAACAAATAACAGAGATAAAGACCAGTTTTATCGAGCCTAAATTGTTTAGTGATATAGAGAGCAAATTCTTTCATAGTTTGCTATTGGAGAATGAATTAGATTACATACATACACCAAAAATGGGTGTTGCTCAGTATTATTTAGGTTTGAATAAAATGAACCAATTTGGTATACATAATGAAGTTGAAATAGCTTTAGGTGTTAAAATAACTTATGATCATTGGTTGGAAAATGAAGTTTTTGAACAACCATTGTTCTATAAATATGAATCAGGATCTCACATTATTAAATTGAAGGGACTAAATCACAAGTTGCATACATTAGATAGTGTTATTTTCTCACAATCTAAGGCTAAATTGTTTAATTTGATCGATTGGCAGAATTTGAAATCTGAGCTCCAAGCATCCATATTAACCATGGCTTTTTCAGGAAATTATGGTGTCGATTTAGGTGTAAATTATGATATAGATGAAATAAAGAAAAATTTCCGGAATACCGAATTGTACGGATTACTATATAATGAAGTTTTCAAAAAAAAGAATAGATTAGCAGGTGCATTTTGGAATGACATAACAACTTATGCCACAGCAAGTGAAGATATCTTACCTATAATGTTTGAAACATCACAACTCAACAGCTTACAAAAATTGATACCAGAGAGTCGAAAGAACATCATTGACTTATATAGATTTTATGATATAGACAATAAACTCATATTTGATTTTAGGAAAAATTTGATGAACTTTGATAATGAAGCTTCACAAAATGAGTATTTAACTAGTGTGTTAACAGAATTAGGTGATAGATATAACTTGGCAAACATTCCTGAAATAGGAGATGAACAGGAATTTAACCATTACATGTATGAAAATGATTTGATACCTATGCAATACAAGATAATGGCAGTTGAAATTGTTTCAGAAGCAATGGTGGCTGGATTTGAACAATTACCTTTATTGATTAGAAGTAAATTGATCGATATAGCTGGAGTTTCAATCAATGAATTTCTCATTCAAGAGGCTATATTTGGTGACTTAATTGCATACAAAGGACAAACAAAACAATATAAAGTCTTGACTCATGATTTGATGTTGGTTCATGAATTATTAGAAAGAATATTTGAACACAAACCATCATTTGTAGAGTTTGCTAGGAAATTTAGAAACACTTCTATGAAAAAAGTCCCTAGACACCCTATTTATGAGGAAAATTGGCATATTTTAATAGCAGAATTGCACAAATACTTCCAAATAATCGAAGTTACACAAGAGGAAATTGAATATTATCCAACTGTATACAGAAGAAAGAAAATGTTACAAAAAATACCTATTGATTATGAAATACTCCCTACTGAAAATTACAGTGGATCTTTGTTATTTAACATGGTTTATGAGACTGAAAATATAGAGATGGGATTTTATGAGAAAACTTTAATGAACTTATTGAATTTCAATGCTGACCCATCAGAGATTAAAAACGATTATGAATCGTATGAAGAAGCATGTGATGAAGAAGATATTGAATTTGAAGGATCTAGAAGACAAGTTTACAAAAAAGCTGTATTGTATCCATATACAAAGCCTACTAATGTTGCAGTTGATAAGGCAATAATATGTAAATGGTTCTTACCTATTAAGCAAATTCATTGGAAGAGGATAAACAATAAGCATTATTATGCATACAATTTGAATGAAGATGTTGCAAAAACTATGGGGTTTAAGAAAAAGAAATTCAATTTTGAAATGAGAAGTCAAAAATATCTGAAATATCAGGATCAGGCATTAAAAACCTTTGTTATTAATCAAGACAAAAGAGAAGTAAAATTTGATTTTGAACTTGAAATGAGACGTGATAATTATTTAAAAATAAGCAATTTAGAGAATCCAGAAACTTATAATGATAAATTTGTTCAGCTTTTCTGTGAACATTTTGAAATAAAGAAAGAAAAAACCATTGAAATGGTGAAAGCAATTGCTGAATCTAAAAGAGCTCCAGTAGTTAAAGGTATCATGCTCAGGAAATTGTTGCGAGATATGACATCTTCAAAAGGCAGTAAACTGGATCATTTAATTCAAAAGGCACTGCATAGTTTCCAGAAAACCGTAAATGTTGATTTCAGTGAAACTATAAAATTAGATTTTGCAATAGGGTCAAAATTTAAAGGTAAACTCATTGAAAAAACCACCAGTTTGAAAAGTGAGTATGCTCAATTAAAAATATTACTAGGCAATTGTGTTGATAATCTTATAGTAGGAGATCTTACTTTGAAACCCGGAATTAAGAAATCCTTACAGCAGAATATAAAGCTTTTAATCAATAAATGGAAAGGCAAAGACTTAGAAAAAGTTGCATTATTACGATTAATGTTTGAAGTTGTAGAATGTACAACAGAGGGAACACAAAATAATGACGGAGATGAATTGGATGAAGCTATAAGAAATTATCTCAATGAGATGTCACCAGATGATATTGATGAAGAAGAAGAAGACATATTCGATGAGCCAACTTACAAGATTAAACAGTGGAGAATTGTTAGGTAGTTGAATTGATTAAGTTTTCCTGTGGAATATGC